CACCGTCGAGTAGCCCGTCCCGATCACGTAGTCGGAGCCGACGACACCACGCACCGCGTCACCGACGACGAACTCGCCGTCGTTGGCGACACCGAACTTGGCGCCGACGATCGGCGTCGGGACACTCATCCGAGGCCCGGCCCGTTGCGCCGCACGAACTGGCGTTGCGCCGCCGCCACCGACCCGGGGTCGGCGTTGGTCATGATGGTGATGTTGTTGATCGTCGTCCCGCCGAGGGCATGGTTCGGGACGACGTGCCCGCCGACCGCCCCCATCTGCAAGATCTCCGGCCCCTTCTCGCCGACGAGGTACGCCTCGCCCGCTGCGACCGGACCGCCGGCCGCCCTGGCGTTGCTCCCACCCGGCACGTACCGGCCCCCGATCGCGTCGCCGCCCTTGGTCGTCACCGCACCCTGCGTGATGTTCAACGCGAGGCGAGTGGCGATCTCGGCCGGGATCGCCTGCAGCTCACCGATGTAGGCGAGCAGGCTGGCCCGCAGCGGCGAGTCCGGCGCAAGCGCCGTCGCCAACCGGTACAGCTCGTCGACCTGCCAGCGCACCGACTCGGCCGACCCGTCCGCCGCACCCTTCGACGCCGCGAACGCCTGCGCCTGCGCGATCAGGGTGTCGGTCGTGTCGCGGATCGCGTCGGAGACGTCCTCCAGCGTCGCCTCGTCATCCTGCAACGTCGCGTCGAACTCCCCGACCGCGTCAGCGCCGGCATCGACCGCAGCCTCGTAGGCGCGCTGGGCGTCGATCTGCGACAGCAGCTCGTTACGGAGATCGCGCTCCGCTTGGAGCCGATCCTCGGCCGCCCTCGTCGCGTCCTTCTGCCGGTCCGTCGCATCCTTGCGCGCCCGGTCGGCCTCCTCCTCGGCCTTGACCGCCGCCTCCAGCGCCTCGGTCGTACGACCCAGCGCCGTGAACTCGGCGACGAGCGCTTCCTCCAGCGTCTCGATCGTCTTGCCGTTGACGAACTCCTTGGTGCGCTCGAAGAACTCGACCGCCGCCGTCGTCGCACCCGCCATCGCCTCGATCAGCGGGGCGAGCTCGACCAGCACCTCGCCGACCGCGAGCTGCACCTCACCGAACGCGTCAGCCAACGCGTCCTGCGCGAGCCGCATCCGCTCGGCCTTGCGCTCCTCCGCCGCCGTGATGACCTGGCCGCGCTCGACGCTACGGAGATAGGCCTCCATCGCCTCGCGCGACTTGCCGAGGAGCGGCGCAATGTTCGCGTAGCCACGCCCGAACAGCTCGTTACCGATCCGGGCACGCTCGGTCGCGTTCGTCGTCTGCGCGAGCACGTCGAAACTGTCGAGCAGGATCTCATTCACCTGACGGGCACGCCCCGACGCGTCACGCGTCGCGATCCCGTACGACTCCCACACCTTGGCGTCGAGAGTCTTCGCGACCCGACCGAACGCCGTCGACAACTGGTCGGCGCCGACACCCATGTCGTCGGCAACCGCTATCCACCGCGACGCCTGCTCCGTCGTCAGGCCCGTAGCGTCCCCGAGATCCCGGGCCGCCTTCGCCGCGTCCTCGAACGCCTGCACGGCCTTCACGCCGAACGCGACGAGCGCCACCCCGGCAGCGAGCGCCGCCTCAGCACTGTGCTGCTTGAGCGCGCCGAACGCCGACGACGCCCCCGCCTTGAACTTGCCCATGAACCCGTCAGCGTCGGCCACCGCCTGACGGAACCGGCGCATCCCGCTGATCGCCTCGTCGACCTTGACCTCGATCAGCGTCGTGATCTTGTTCGCCATACGGACGCCCTCCGGTCAGTCGAAGTGCTTGCGGATCACCCGCCGCAACTCCTGCTCCAACACCCGCGGCATCTCCCGCTCCATCGCCGCCAGAGCATCGGACGCCGTGCCCTTGCCCACCGTGCGCCCGTTCCAACGCTTGGCGCGAGCCTTCGACATCTTCCCGGTCTTGGTCAGGCGCGGACCGGTGAGCCTCGGCCCGGCCGCCGAGTTGCGGCCGAACTCGGCAACCGTCCACGGACCCGCAGACCGGCGAGTCGGCTTCACCAACACGCCGTCGTCGAGCAGGTCGTACCGGACGTCGAGTGTCGGCGCCCACCCCGAGAACTTCGGATCACCGCCGAGGTCGGCCGACGCCGCCGACGCGGCGATCTCCTTGGCCCGCTTGCCGGCGGCGTGCGCCATGCTCGTCGCCGCCGCCGACCTGAGGTCGTCGGACAGGCGGCCGAGACTCGCGCGCCACGCCCCGAACGACGAGAACTCGGCCACCGGTCAGGCGGTGACGTCGCGCGTGATCGCCCCCGACGTCGAGAACGTGAGGCTCTTGGTCGCCAGCTCACCGACACCGCCGCCGATCGAATGCGCCTCGATGAGGACGTACCCCTGATACTCGGGGTTGCTGGTCGACGTGGCCCCCGCCGCCGCCTTGACCGTGAACGCGACGACGGTGCCGAGCAGCGCCCACAGCTCCTCGTCGACGTCGTTGTCCGCGACGTCGTCCAGGAAGGTCAGCGCGAGCGTGCCCGACTTGCGGCCACCGAAGACTTCCTCCCACCCACCGCTGGCGAAGTCGGTCGCGTCGAGCTTGGCGGCGGAGACGGTCAGGACCGAGGACTGGAGGTGATCGGAGTAGTCGACCCCGTTGATCGTGGTGACCTGGCTGGTGAGCGCGTAGATGGCCATTGGGAGGCTCCTTGGGAGGTGAAGGGGGTGGGAGGGGTCAGCCGATGCCGAGCACGACAGCGAACGCGAACGACGGATCGGTGCCGCCGACGGTCCACGTCACACGCCACCAGTCGTCGGTGATCGCCCCGACCGCCGACAGCAACTGGTAGCCGGCGGTGGCGTCCGTCTCCGCCGTGAACGTGATCCGATCGGTCGGGGTCGCCATGCCGGACCCGTCGTCCGACTGCACCTTGACCTCGAGCGTCGGCGTCGTCCCCGACACCGAGATGACGTGCAGCGCGGCGTAGACCCGCTGCGACGACGACACCGCACCGACCTGGCGGGCGGTCCCCGACGACGACGACGTCCGCGCCGTCGTGTCCGGGTGGACCAGCATGCCGCGAGCCACCGGCCCCGACGACACCCCCGACGCCGCCGCCAACGCCAACTCGCCCGGCGCGCCCTGCACCGGCACGTACTTCGTCGCCAGCGACGTGCAGCAGTAGCCGGGCGAACCGTCAGCGGACCCGATCGACCACGACTGCGCGACGCCGCTGGTGCCGAGCGCCGCGAACAGCCGTTCGTCGAGGCCGCCCTCGGCCATGTCCGACATGAGCGCCAGATCGAACGAGCCGGACTTGCGGCCACCGAGCAGCTCCACCCAGCCGTCCGCCGAACAGATCGACGTCTTGTCGAGCGGCGCGCACGTCGACGCGAACCGGGCCGACTTGGCGTGACAGGCGACCGCCTGCGCGCCGACGTACCACCGGATGTCGGTGTTCATGTACAGAGCCACGTCAGTCAGTCCTCCGTCGTCTCGGGCGCGGGTGCCGGCTTCTCACCGAACTTGCGGACCGCCCTCGGCGGCGCGGGCTTCTCGGGCGGGGCCGTCTCGACCGGGGCGAAGCAGTGCGCGAAGTCGGCGAGAACGAACGGGGAGTCGTCCTCCCACAGCGACCCGACCGGGACCACGCCGAACAGCGGCGACACATGCGCCTCGACACACACCTTCACGACTGCGCTCCGATCTTGCCGACGAACACCGTCACCGGGATCACGGCCACCGGGCCGCCATCGCCGTCCGACACCGACACCGCACCGACCTGCACCGTGCGGACCACACCACCGAGCGTCGGATCCGCGACCACCGCATCGACGACCGACGAGCCGTTGCCCGTCCCCGCCGACAAGAAGTCGTCGAGCCGGATCCGTGCCGACTCGTCCGCCTTGCCCGGCACGATCACCACCGACAGGCGCACCACCGCGATGCCAGACGCCCCGAACGACTGCCAGTAGTCGACGTAGTCGCTGTCCGGCTCCAACACGATCAGCGGGAACGACGACGACACCGCCCGATAGGCGAGCACCGTCGTCTCACGCTCGACACCGTCACGGATCGTCGCCGCCAACGCCTCGCGGATCTCCCGCAACGTCAGGCCGCCACTCACGCGATCCCCCACGACATCGGACCCCGGTAGTCCTCGATCGCCGCCCGGACCACCGGATTCGTCGTCGCGAGCAAGGCAGGATCAACGTCGCGGTTGTCGACGATGTCGCGGGTCAAGATCTTGACCGCCTCGACGATCCGTGACGGCACCGACGCGAACCCCCACTTCGCCGTCACGACCACCGTGCCCCGCGGGCCGTCGGTATACCAGCACCGGTCGAGACGACGCAGCGAGTTGTACGGGACGGCGAGCCCGGCGAAGTTCGTGGCGGTGACCGGCTCCAACTGGTAGTCGGTCGACACCGTCAGGGTCGTGCCGTCCTCGACGACCGTCGTCACCTCGGTGCAGTCACCGATGTACAGCCAGTCGGTGCCCGACGGGGCGAACGTGCGTGCCGACGCCGTATCCGACGCCACCGCAAAGTAGCGCTGGCACCCGTCGCAGATCGTCTGGATCGCCGCGAGCCGGGCCTCCTCGATGAACGCGGAGTCCTCGGTCGGGCGCTCGTTGCGGGCGTAGGCCGCGACATCCTCAGCCGTCGGGTGGGTCGTCATCG